CGGCCAGTTCGAGACGATCGCGGGGCTGCGCGCCACGCGGATCAGCTTCAACGCCGAGCAGGTGGACGTGACCAGCCTGGAAAGCCAGGGCGGCTGGCGCGAATTACTGGCCGGCGCCGGTGTGAAATCGGCCGCGATCAGCGGCTCGGGCGTGTTCAAGGATGCCGGGACAGACGAACGCGCGCGGCAGATCTTTTTCGACGGCGAGACGCCGGAGTTCCAGGTCATCATCCCCGGTTTCGGAACGGTGCAGGGGGCGTTCCAGGTGGGGGCGATCGAATATGCCGGCAGTCACGATGGCGAAGCGACCTATGAGCTAAGCCTTGCCTCGGCCGGCGCACTGAGCTTCACGGCGCTGTGATGGCCAATCCTTACGCGGGCGAAGCGGCCCTGGTGCTGGATGGCCGGCGCCATGTGCTGAAACTGACGCTGGGCGCGTTGGCCGAGCTTGAATCGCAGCTCGGGGCGGACACGCTGGTGGCGCTGATCGAACGGTTCGAGGGCGGGCGCTTTGCCACCCGCGACGTGCTGGCCCTGCTACTGGCGGGGCTGCGCGGTGGCGGCTGGCAGGGCAGCGCCGAGGATCTGGCCCGCGCCGAGATCGCCGGCGGGCCGGTGGCGGCGGCGCGGGTGGCCGCAGAGTTGCTGACGCGGGCGTTCACGGTGCCGGGCGACGATGGCGCGGTTTGACTGGTCCGGGCTGATGCGCGCGGGGCTGGTCGGGCTGCGCCTGCCGCCGGCCGCGTTCTGGGCGCTGAGCCCGGCGGAACTGTTGATCATGCTGGGCCATGGCAGTGGCCCGGCACCGATGGGGCGCGCGCGGCTGGAAGAGTTGGCGCGCGCCTTTCCCGATGACAGGCAAGGGGATGGATGATGGCCCGGTTGGACGAGTTCGAGGACCAGGTGGCGGCGCTGGAGGAAACGCTGGGCGATGCCCGCGCGGTGACCGCGGCCTTCGACCTGGAGATGGTGCGGATGCGCGAGAGCGTGACGCTGACCAGCCGCGAGGTCGGCAGTTTGTCGCGGGCCGTGGGGCGCGGGTTGCGCGGGGCCTTCGAGGGGCTGGTCTTCGACGGCGCGAAACTGTCGGAGGCGCTGCGCGACATGGGCGCCTCGATCTCGGCCGCGGCCTACAACGCCGCGCTCAAGCCGGTGCAGGCCCATTTCGGCGGGCTGGTGGCCGGTGGCATCGAGGCGCTGGTGGGCAGCATGGTCCCCTTTTCAAATGGGGCCGGATTTACCCAGGGTCGCGTGATGCCCTTTGCCAGAGGCGGGGTCGTCGGCGGGCCGACCCTGTTTCCGATGCGCGGCGGCACCGGCCTGATGGGCGAGGCCGGACCCGAGGCGATCATGCCGCTTGCACGCGGGCCGGACGGGCGGCTGGGCGTGCGCAGCGAGGGCGGCACCGCCGCGGCGCGGCCGGTGGCGATCACGATGAACATCACCACGCCCGATGTGCAGGGCTTCCGCCGCAGCCAGAGCCAGATCGCGGCCGAGCTGGGCCGCGCGCTGGGGCGTGGCCGCCGCAACGTCTGAGGAGAGCGCGATGAATTTTCACGAGGTCCGTTTCCCCGCCAATCTGAGCTTCGGTTCGATCGGCGGGCCCGAGCGGCGCACCGAGATCGTGACCCTGGCCAGCGGCCATGAAGAGCGAAACACCCCCTGGGCCGATGCGCGCCGGCGCTATGACGCGGGCGTGGGGATGCGCTCGCTCAACGATGTCGAGACGCTGATCGCCTTTTTCGAGGCCCGGCGCGGGCAGCTTTACGGGTTCCGCTGGAAGGACTGGTCGGATTTCAAGTCCGGCCGCCCGCTGGACGATGTGAGCTTCGAGGATCAGCGGATCGCGACAGGCGATGGCAAGACCGTCGCGTTCCAGCTGACCAAGACCTATGCCTCGGGCGGGCATGCCTATGTCCGGCCGATCGTCAAGCCGGTCCCGGGCACGGTGCGGCTGGCCGTCGATGGCGCCGCGCTGGTGGAGAGCGTTCATTTCGAGGTCGATACGACAAGCGGGATCGTCACCCTGGCCGATGCGCCCGATATCGGTGCCACGGTCAGCGCCGGGTTCGAATTCGACGTGCCGGTGCGCTTTGACACCGACAATATCCGGACCTCGGTATCCAGTTCCCGTGCCGGCGACGTGCCGCGGGTGCCTGTGGTGGAGGTCCGGCCATGATTTCACCATCCTTTCAGGCACGGCTGGCGGGCGGCGCGACCACGTTGTGCCGGGCCTGGGCGTTGACGCGGCGCGACGGTGTGGTGATGGGATTCACCGATCATGACCGCGCGATCGCGTTCGAGGGGATCGCGTTCAGGCCCGACTCGGGGATGACCGCCCGCGCGCTGAGCCAGACCACCGGCCTGTCGGTGGACAATTCCGAGGCGGTCGGTGCGCTGAGCGACGCGGCGATCACCGAGGCCGACATCCTGGCCGGGCGATTCGACGGTGCAGGGATCAGGATCTGGCTTGTCGACTGGCGCGACCCGGCGCAGCGGCTGTTGCAGTTTTCCGGCAGTCTGGGCGAGATTTCGCGCGCCGATGGCGGGTTTTCGGCCGAGCTGCGCGGGTTGACCGAGGCGCTGAACCAGCCCCGGGGCCAGGTTTATCAGAAACGCTGTTCGGCGGTTCTGGGCGACGCGCGCTGCCGGTTCGACCTGGGCCAGCCGGGATATGCACATGACCTCGCCGCCGAGCTGATCGAGGGGGCGCGCCTGTTCCGCTTTGCCGGGCTTGACCAGTTCGCACCGCGCTGGTTCGAGGCCGGGCGCCTGATCGTGACCGGCGGGTCGGCGGCGGGGCTGAGCGGCATCGTCAAGAACGACCGCCATGAGGACGGCGTGCGGGTGATCGAGCTGTGGCAGGGCCTGCGCGCCGAGGTGGCGGCGGGCGACATGCTGCGGCTGGAGGCGGGCTGCGACAAGCGCGCCGAAACCTGCCGGGTCAAGTTCGCCAACATGGTCAATTTCCAGGGGTTCCCGCATCTGCCCGGGGAGGATTGGCTGATCGCCGCCCCGGCGCAGGTCGGGGCCGGCGATGGCGGGGCCTGAGCGGGTGATCCTGGCAGAGCGGGCGGTTGCCGAGGCGCGGCGCTGGATCGGCACGCCCTATCGCCACCGCGGATCGGTGCCGGGCGCGGGGGCGGATTGCCTGGGCTTGCTGCGCGGCGTGTGGCGGGCGCTGTTCGGCCGTGAACCGGCGCCACTGCCGGCCTATCGGGCCGATTGGGCCGAGACCGGCGGGGCCGAGGATCTGTGGCGGGCGCTGGCCACGCATATGCGTGAAAAGCCGGTCGCGCATGCCGCCCCGGGTGACGTGATCCTGATGCGGATGATGCCGGGCGCGGTGGCCAAGCACCTGGGGCTTCAGGCCGGGTGCGGGGCATCGGCCAGTTTCGTCCATGCCTATTGCGGGCACGGGGTGGTCGAAAGCCCGCTGACGGCGCCCTGGGCGCGTCGCATCGTGGCGCGGTTCGAATTTCCAGACGGGAGAGAGTGATGGCGACGATTTTACTGTCGGCGGCGGGGGCCGCGGCCGGCTCGGCCGTGGGCGGGTCGGTGCTTGGCCTGTCCGGCGTGGTGATCGGCCGGGCTGTCGGCGCCACGCTGGGACAGGCGCTCGACCAGCAGCTTCTGGGCGGCGGTTCGGCCCCGGTCGAGGTCGGCCGGGTGGATCGTTTTCGCCTGACCGGGGCCGGCGAGGGGGCGGCGGTGAACCGGATTTACGGCCGGATGCGCATCAGCGGGCAGGTGATCTGGGCGTCGCGCTTTGAGCAGAGCAGCGAGACCAGCGGCGGTGGCAAGGGCTCGGGGCCCGCGGTGACGCGCTATTCCTATTCGGTCAGCCTGGCCATTGCGCTGTGCGAGGGCGAGATCACGCGGCTGGGCCGGATCTGGGCCGACGGGACCGAGATCGCCCGCGACGGGTTGAACCTGCGCGTCTATACCGGCAGCCCCGACCAGCAGCCGGACCCCAAGATCGAGGCGGTGGAGGGGGCCGGGCGGGTGCCCGGGTTTCGCGGCCTGGCCTATGTGGTGATCGAGGATCTGGCGCTTGCGCGCTTTGGCAACCGGGTGCCGCAGTTCAGCTTCGAGGTGGTGCGCGCCGCGCCCGGCGACGACCCGGCCACGCGCAGCCTGTCGCGGATCCTGCGCGGCGCGGCCCTGATCCCGGGCACCGGGGAATATGCCCTGGCCACGACGCCGGTGCATTACGGCACCGGCCCCGGCGTGGCGAGCAGCGCCAATGTGAACACGCCCGCGGGCAAGACGGATTTCGCGGTCTCGCTGGAGATGCTCGACGAGGAATTGCCCGAATGCGGCTCGACTCTTCTGGTCGCCGCCTGGTTCGGCGACGACCTGCGTTGCGGCGAATGCGGGATAAGGCCGCGGCCCGAGCAGGGCGATCACGATGGCGATCCGATGCCCTGGCGGGTGTCGGGGGTCGGGCGCGGCGACGTTCAGCCCGTGGCGCGGCAGGATGGCCGGCCGGTCTATGGCGGCACCCCGACCGACGCGGCGGTGGCCGAGGCCATCGCGGCGCTGAACGCGGCGGGCAAGGCGGTGACATTCTATCCGTTCATCCTGATGGAGCAGCTTGCCGGCAACACGCTGACCGATCCTTGGAGTGGCGAGACGGGGCAGCCCGCGCTGCCCTGGCGCGGGCGCATCACCACCGCGCGTGCGCCGTTGGTCGAGGGCAGCACCGATGGCACCGCGGCCGCCGAGGCCGAGGTCGCGGCCTTTTTCGGAGAGGCCGGAGCGTGGGATTTCACCCCGGGGGCCGATGGCACGGTCGCCTATGATGGGCCGGCGGAATGGTCCTATCGCCGCTTCGTGCTGCATTACGCGCATCTGTGCGCGGCCGCCGGCGGTGTGTCCGCGTTCTGCATCGGCTCGGAAATGCGCGGGCTGACCCGGATCCGGGGGGCCGATGGCGGGTTTCCCGCGGTTGCCGCGCTGCGCGCGCTGGCGGCCGATCTGCGGGCGATCCTTGGCCCGGATGTGAAGCTTGGCTATGCCGCCGATTGGTCGGAATATTTCGGCTATCACCCGCAGGACGGGTCGGGCGACGTGTATTTCAACCT